CCGTATAACACCTCTCGTTCTGACGAGGCTAAGAAGTCTGTTTGTGGTCCTTCATTTGGTTTAAACAGTACTTCAGGTTCTACCTCTGATGGTTCTGGTAGAACTATTGGTGTCTCAGGCTCTTGCGTTATCTTTGAGGGTGAAGCAGTCGATGGAGTCTTCTTCGAGCTTCTTGATTTCATTAATCGCTTTTTCGAGCCTTTTGGCGAACTTACGTTTAATTGTAATTGTTCTCTTACGTCTTTTGTCAACTTCTATTCTTTTTCTTAATCCAGTATGTGATATGTACCTACCTGTTTCTTTTGTAAGCCAGTTAGCAACTTCTCTATAACTATATTGTTTTAGATGTTGTTTTGCTTTGTCTAACGCATTTAGTTGTATATCAATAGGGACTAGAAAGTCATCGTCTTCTTCATCTATTTCATAACCAAAGGGTATTGTCTTTGCCACTCTGGGTATTTTATTCCAGCTTTTGATAAACATGTCAGGCTTTGGTAACATCCAAAACCCTAACTCCTCGTTACTCATTCTTTCCTTCTTTTGCAGGTAGAACAAACACACCACCTGAAGACTCTACATTTATCTTCTCTGTTTTCATAAACCCTGCTCTATCTAACAAATCCCTTGCTGCAGTCATTTTATCACGTATACCTAGCTCTGTAGGATCAACAAGAGCATTTCCCATTGCAACAACAGCCTTTGGTGCAACACGAGCCATATACTCTTTTGTTGCTTCAGCTATTTCATCTTTTAAGCCTCGTATAACGTCACTTGTAGCTGTGGTGTCTGCATATCCTGCCATCTTTTTTGCTGTGACAACATCTCCGTTTGCACCATCAAACAGCACAGCCATAAACTTTTGTTGTTTTTCATTTAGAACTTTTGTCATTTTTCTTTTTATCCTTGAAGGCTGATTGATCGTGTCTTGGATCTCTCGCTTGTTCTATAACTTTTTTTATCCAATCACCGTTTTCTCCTGTATACCTACAGTATTCACATACATCATCCTCTATATGATGTCCACAAATATCACATGTAGGCTCATAGAGCATCTAGTTTTTTTCCCTCTATAAACTTTCTGACGTTTTCTTCAGGAACACATAGTATTTTTTCTAGTGGTTGATTACCATACTGGTCACTTAAAGATTTCATTATAGGAAGGGGATTATTTCTAACGTGATCTCTGCAATCTACGGAGCTATGGAAGTGACCATGATCTTGAGGCTCTTGAAATATAAATACGTCTTTTGTGCCATCTTCATATATACCAGACATTATTGCCACTATAAACCATGCTTCTTTTATCATTTTACTTTCCTATACGCTCGTGTTTTCTTTGCGATACTCTTTGGTTGTTTGACGAATTGTTTACCTGCTTTTGTACCTTTCCTCTTAGCTCTAGTTGTCGCTGCGTACTCTTGGGGTGATAAAGATTTAATAGCAGCCTCTGGTAGATAACGCTCTCCAGTTTTCCCACTGGGTTTACCACTCTTGGTTCTCCACTTTTGTTTTGACCATGCTTTAAGACTTCTTTGGCTTTTTGCGAGTGCCATTCTTTGCCTTTCCTGCTACGCTTAGTGCGATAGCTATTGCTTGTTTTTGTGGCTTACCTTCTTTCTTCAATATGCGAATATTAGAAGATACAGCCTTATTACTTTTTCCTTTTTTTAGTGGCATTTCTTAACTGCTGTTTTGCTCTTTTGGCTATACCTGCTTGTTGAGGTTTGCCACCGTATTTACTTCTTTGTTCCATAACTGTAAGTATTTGTATCTTACGAGCATATGGTTTATTGATCTTCTTTACCTTTCGAGCCGTAGCTCGTGCGTCTGCAGGAGTCGCATACTTTATACGGACGGTATCTTTTGGATTTTCATCTGTATAAAGTCTGCGTCCTGATCCTTTTGGCTTCTTGCCAGTACCAACTCTAGGGTCTTTAGCGATAGCCACCACCCTTAGCTTTGTACTGCTTGGCAAGCATCTGTGCCTTTCTAGCACTCCACTGCCCCGGCTTACCACCCTTAGAACCTGCTTTGATTCGACTAAACAGAGCCTTTCGCATAGTAGGCTTGGTGTAGTTTCCTGCCTTGTTTACGGTTGACTTAGCCATAGTGACTAGCCTTTCATTATTTTATAGCCTTTGGCTTTCGCTGCGGCTCGGAGTTGAGGAACAGTCATACCACCTGCTGCATAACCCTTCTTCTTCATACCTCCCTTAGCATAGCCTTTCTTTTTCATACCGCCTCTAGCCATGCCTTTCTTCTTCATCATACCGCCTTTCGCCATTTTACCTTTACCGTCCATAGCGAAAGCAGGTATCATCTTGCCAGTTTTAGGGTCTTTAGCCATTGGCATCTTTGCGCCGCCTCTAGCCATTCCCTTCTTTTTCATTTTCATGCCACCTCGTGCCATG